GACAGATGCCGAGCAGGATGCAAAGGCGATCACGTACTGGAAGAACGCCAACGAGGCTCGTGACAAGGGGGCTCCGGCTCCGGCTCCGGCTCCGGCTCCGGCTAGTGGTGGGGTCGAACCCGAAGAGACCAACAAAGTCCTCAGATCCACGACGTCGCTGCAACGTGAGCCCGACCCCGAACCCGCACTGAATAAGGCGATCTCGGACGAGAAGACGCTCTATGCGGATACGTACGGCAAAGAGGCGTGGACAACCGTAGGTCCGGATGGTAAACATCGTGGTGGCAAGATCACCCACCGCCGACACCTACCCCGACTTTACTGAGTGCCTCTTGGCACGCAAATTGCTCGGCCTTCTTGCGAGTTGTACCAGCGCCAGTTCCGTAGACCTTTCCAGCGACCATCACCGCTACCACAATCTCATTCTTCTTCGGGTCGTTGGACCGCATCTCATACTCTGGCGTGCACTTGAACTCCCGCTGACAGTACTTCTGAAAGATATCCTTGAAGTTGGTGGTCGATGCGACAATCTCATCCACATCGAGGTATGTCTCCATAACACTGGTCACAAAGGCATAGACCACTGCGAATCGGTTGCCGCAATCCGTCCACAAGGCTCCAAGAAAGGCCTCAAAGATGTCGCCGAGCTTCTTGGTGTTGCTTCGGCCAGCAATCGCTGCCGAATCCTCATTGTGGCGTGAGATCACGTAGAATCGATTCAGCCCCAACTCCTTCGACAGCCCTCCGATACGGTCATTGTTGACGAGCTCCTTGCGGGCGTCCGTCAAGAATCCCTGCTTCTTCTCGGGGTACTTCTTTCGCAGATACGTCGCAATGCAGGCGCCGAGGACCGCATCACCTTCGAATTCCAGACACTCGTAGCTTTCGTCTTGGAGGGGCATGACACCGGACGGACAGGGGGCGAGAACGGCCGGCTCTCCGTCGGGAGTAGTATAGTCAGTCCTGCGTACATAGGTGGTGTGAACCATGGCTGTCTGGAAGACCTTGCGATTGCCAACTCGATAATGAGGGAGTCCATGGCGACGAAGAATGCGGTGGATATCCTCTTCGGTAAAGAATCGATTGGAGGCATTGTATGGAGAGTACATGTGTTTGATTCATCTCCCTTGCGGTAAATTCGTTTTTGTCAACCACATACAATGAAGACTCGTCGTAGTGGGGGTTTCCTCGGTATCAAGAAGGGTATCAAGTCAGTGTTTCAGACCAAGAAACAGAACAAACGCATGTACAAACTCTCTCGTCTGCGTAAGCTGAAGCGAACGAAGCAGGCGGCTGAGATGAGCCGGACCAAGCACCTCCAGCGGATCGCAGAGCAGCGAGCCAATATCGAAAACGCTGCCTACTAGTAATGGGTCAGTGTCAGTCTTCCTTTGCATATAACGTAGTGCGCTCCCCTGAGACCGCGCCTCCCCTAGAAACATGTATCGTGGATGTCGCAGCTTGTCGCTACGAGATCCCGACGCACAAGGACATGGCCGTGTGTTTCGTCTTCTTCAACCCTGCACGATCAAAGAAGATGCTGATGAACTATTTTTACACGATTGAAAAACTGAAGCTCTCTTCCATTCCATACTATACGATGGAGCTCGTGTTCGACGATCACGAACCCGAGATCAAAGATGCATTCCACGTGCGGAGCAAGAGCGTGCTCTTCCACAAGGAGACATTGTGTTCGCTTCTCGAGAAACGTGTTCCTCGAACATTTACGAAGCTGCTCTTCATGGATGCAGATGTCATTTTCGGTCATCCTGGATGGTACGACGAGGTTTCACGGTTACTGAGCACGTACGAGGTTGTGCAACCCTTTTCGTCGTGCGTCTGGCTCGACAGCACGTATACAAAACTGGTCCAGACCCGTCTGTCGGTTGCCTACATGAATCATACTAACCCGTACAATCACAACTATCATCCAGGATTCGCATGGGCGTTCCAGCGAAAGTGGTTCAGAGAAATCGGGTTCTACAAGGAGGGCATCACTGGAAGTGGCGACACCATGTCGACTGCTGCGTGGATGAACATCAAGTTCCCACGGGGATACGTTCACCAGGCACTGATCCCGTCCTACGACGAGTATTTGCGCATGGCCCACCCTAAGCTTGCATGTTCGACGGGAACGGTATATCACCTGTGGCACGGCACGGCCAAGAACCGCAAGTACGTAGATCGGCATCGCATTCTCGATGGTGTCCGGGATGTCCGGTCAATCTTAGAACCAAACAAGGATGGGGTCTTTGAGTTAGTCGATCGTGGGGTCGAGACAAAGATGCGTGAGTACTTCACATCCCGAGAGGATGACGGGGTTTAAACATTTTCTGCGTCCCTTACATATCGATTGATGCGAAAACAGCTGTCTACATTGGCACTTCAAGTGGTTGAGCGGCAAAGGCAGTTATCCGTTGCGGTGACACGAGTCCAGTATGGATTCATGCCCCGTGAAAATACCCTTGAAGCGTCCAGACACCTGAAAGACATCAATGCACTCCTTCGGGAGATCGAAGAGTCCCTCAAGCAGCCGAGACAAATAAATACCCAAAATGTATAATGGGCGATATCCACTACGAGGTTGCACCCCTCAATACTATACCCGCCAAGGACCGAAGTGAACAGGCAGCTGCAGTCCAGCTGCTCTGTGGAGAAGGTATGGATATTACGCAGCTATTATTATCTGAAAATCCTTACTCAACCATACCCCTCATGTGGGGGCGCCTATACGATGGAGATAAAATCGTCGGGGGGATTTTATACTATGATCGCGGAGATGTCATTCAACACATGTTCGTATGCGTGGAACGGAGACAAGGATACCTTTCGGCTATCAACAAGGGGTTCGAAGATCACATCCTTGAGTCACGAGAAGACAGACCGATACACGCAGCTCTCACTGCAAACGTGAGGGTAGATACTGATGGAGATCGCAAGGTCGCATTGGCTCACATGTTACAAGGGTATAAGATTATTGACAATGATCCAAAGCGAAAACTGGTTCATGAAACCAGTGGTATACTTATGCGACGAATCATTGGTAGCCCGCTACCAACAGAGGAAGAAAAAAAAGAAATCATTGCGTTCCATAATGCAGCAAAAATAGAGAGAGATAAACTTGCCGCCGCCAAAGGTCAGCGTGGTCAACGACAGAATAGTGCAAGACGTCGCATAGTTGGAAGTCATCGCCGGACCCGCAGGCGTAAGCGGTTTTCGACTAGACGAAACAAAAAGCATAATGGGTGATATGTTTGTCGCCGCTGCGGTCGCCATTGGCGTTACGTCCTGTCTATGCTGTTCTATATGTCTACCAGGTGTGGTCAGCCAGGTTGAAATTGTCTACATCCGCAATCCGGCTCCACGCATAGTTGCTTACTCAGCGGGATCCGATGAGCCCGAAGATCCGGTTGACTTTAGCTCGAAGCCAAAGTCATCGGCCACCAGCTTAGGCTCATGACGGCGCACAATCTCCTTCATCACCTCAGACCCACGATCGCCCAGAATGTCCTTGAGATAGATCTCCAGGTCCTTCTTGGACAGCGACCAGCCCTTCTTCCACTTGTTTGGGCGCTTGACATTGAAGGTCATCTCTGAATCACGCAGCAGAATCTGATCAGGCAGTTCAGTGTGCGCATACAATGCAGCCAGGTCGAGCTCGACTGTGCGGCGGGTGTCACGAAGCTCGGATACATCCGCATTCAGCTGGGAGATGTCCTTATTCACACGGATATACCTGGAGAGAATTGCCTTGAGAGTGTCCATTTTGCTTTACAGATCTGTCAGTATAGAAAGTATCCGTTTTAAGCAAGGGTTCATGTTCCTCTTTGATCCAAAGGAAATCGAACGGCTACGAATCGTTCATAACAAGATGTATAGCAAAGAACCTCCGATTCCAAAGGGAGATGCCGACGCTGTATGGACTGAGTTGAAACAGCGTCTTCATTCAAAGTGTAATACGGGAGACCCCACGTGTATCATTACATCCATGATGAAACGCCCTCGTCGACCGGCCGCCTGGGATGCGAATGGGTCTGAGTGGCTCTCTTCGGATGACATTGATAAAGTTGAACGTGAATTTATGGTGGTTGTCGAGGATTACCACTTTGTCGGATGTGTTCCGATTGATTTTGATCTGAAGTCGGACATGTCAAAGTGTATCGTGTCAACGCTCTGTTCGATGAAGCTGGACATGCTCTACAAGAAGGGCCACCGGCGTGTCGGTATCGTATTCAACACGGATGTCCACGACGGACCGGGTCAGCACTGGATTGCAGCGTTCCTCGACATTCGCCCAGAGCTGCAGTATCCCCGCATGACATACTTCGATTCATATGCCCGGAAACCTGAGAAGGAGATCCAGCGGCTCATGCTTCGTTGGAAGGATCAATGGGATGCACGGGGTGGCCCTCCTATGCGACTCACGTACAATACAACACGTCACCAGTTCAAGGATTCCGAGTGTGGAATGTACTGCTTGCATTTCCACTACGCATGCCTGATGGACTTATCTATGGGGTCTCGCATTCCCGACGAGCAGGTCAATGCGGAGCGGACCGGTGTGTTCTTCACTAAAAAAAAGACCGAGTAGATCAATGGAAACACTCCTTGCCGCCGGAGCACTCGCTGCGGCTGGGTATCTGATGGCGACAGCGGATGAAACCCACCCCGAACCACGTGAACATACACTCGTGGACTACCACGTTCAGGGTAGCACGTTTGAAGACGTTTCGACTGCATTGAAAAGCGGGTATCGTCTGATTGAACTCCACGTCTATTCAGACGCACAGGACCAACCCGTTGTGGCTCTCAACCCTCGGTATGACGGTATCGCACATGTGTCGTTTGAATCGTGCTGTGTGGCCATTGTCAATGATGCATTTCCGTCCAAAGACCCCTTCGTTCTTAGTATCGTTCTTCACACGGACAAGAGCTTCACTGCGAACCGAGTTGCCTACCATCTGAACACAACGGTTCGGAAGCATTATGTAACCGGAAGCGTCGAGGATATGTCGCTGGACACTCTTGCGAACAAGATCATTATCGTATCGGGTAACGAGGCACGTGGAACAGACCTCGAGCCGCTTGTCAATCTCTCGTGGAACGACAGTCATCTGCGCCGGTTATCGTACCAACAGGCAGCCCACCCACGTGAACCCGAAGAGCTGCGATCCTTCACAAATTCGCATATCGCAATCGTCGCACCCGATCAGGCCTTCTCTAGGTTCAAGGTCATGGACGACGTTCATGCATATGGATGTCAGTGGAATCTCTGTCCGGGATCGGGTGAGCGTGGTTTTATTCCTCGCGGTTAAACAAAAATGACGAACCCTTGGCTCGCTAAAGTGAAGTCGACGATGGCGGAGATGAAGCGTCGTGGCACGTACAAGAAGGGCGATGGCATACGGAAGGTCAT